CCACGAAACTGCCGCTGGTCAACCCCACCATGTCGATTGCATTGGGTGCTGCTGCTGCCCAGATTGGCAGGTAAAGACGCTTCTGCATCGTCCAGCGTGATGCTGCCTTCTCGGCTTTGACGAAGTCGTTGATGGCGGCTCGCTGCGTCGATGTGACCGTTGCCCCAGCAGCGACGACAGCGTTGATGTAAGCCTTGGCTGTTGGATCAAGTGAGCCAATCATCCCGCCGCCAAGCATGTTTGCTAGTGAGTAATTCATGTGTATCGCATCTGCATGTTTGCATTCGTCAAGAACCGAGTCGCCACAAGATTCTGCGTTGAGACGTTCTCTGCTCTCATTAGCTCGTCAGTCAAGATTTCATTTGCCTCTTGATCTGCCAACGCTGCTTTTTCTTGCTGACCTTCCGCACGAAGATAATCGGCATACGTCCCATGAGCCAAGTATTGAAACCACTCTGCTGGGATCTCCGTGCTTGATTGACCGTAGCTTTCCGGCATTACCGCCTTGTAAGTAACATAAGCAACGGAAGGATCTAGCGTGCCTGACACCAATTTGGCACCGTCAATTCCCACGGAGAAATCAAACTCTTGCACCGCCGTATTAGAGTAAGGCAGATCCTTGTGAATGCGGAGAAACGTATCGATACCTCTCAAGACTCCTTCATCAAAGGCAATTACACCACTGCTTACTGCGCGTTCTTCGCCAACCACAAGAAAACGAGTCCAGTAATCACTTGCTCGATATGCCCTGTTCGCCCGACGATTCGCCAAAGCATTAATCCTGCCAGTTTCAATCGATGCGAACACCACCCCGCACAATGCTTGGATGAGTTCTAGCAAGTCAGAGTAGTTCCGTGTTCTCATTCTAGATTTTTGACACTGCTAAGTGCGGTTGAGTCTTTTGGAAATCTTTAATAAATCCTCGATCATTCCAGCAATCCATGCCGTATTTCTGACCAAGGATAAAGTATTCATGCTGCGGGATAACTGCCGCGAGCTTCCAGTTTTTTGTGCCATGCTTGCGAGCTTCAGCAGCTTCTTTTGCTGCCGCCATCTCACGCTGGCTTTGCATCGTTTCCATCAACGCACGTCCAGAGCAAAGCTCTTTCATCAGTGCAAAGTTGACAGCTTCGTCAGAGATCAGTGACATGCTTGAAAGGAAAGCCAAGCAGGAGAGGCTGGATAACAACCTCCCCCGCAAGGCAGTTGATTAGACGAGTCCGAATGGATCAAGGATGGTCAGACCGAAGATTACTTCTCCAGCTGTGATGCTCGAAACAGCTCCACTGATTGTTGCGATAATTGCAACAGCAGCGGTAGTGTTGTTTACATAGCCTGGTTCGGTGTCAAGCGATGCCCCGGTGTTGTAGGCAGTGGCGGTAAGCGCATCCAAGTCAGTCGATGCAATAAAACCAGCAGCAGTTCCGGTAAATCCAACGGTAACGGCAATGTCAGTCGCTCCTGCAATCGGAGTAATGACAGTCACAGATGCATTGGTAACAATACCACCCCGAGGGATAAGACCGATAGTCCTTGCACCAGTGCCGCCAGAAGCAAGCTCGGCAGCATTCATGCGGAAGTAGTGGGTGAACCCACGCGATTCATTGTTGATTAGTTGAGGCATAATTTTAGTTCTTTGAGTGTGAGGTTGAAACGGGGGAAGCGATTGCCTCCCCCATTAGGTTAGTTAGGCAGGAACGATTTTGCCGTGTGCGCCCGGATGACGGCAGATAAGAGTGCCAGTCATGTCGACATAGCCACGCTCGCCGCCACCTTGGTTCTCAAGACGGGTGCTTCCAAGTGGGATCAAGGTTGCAAAACCAAGATACTTAGGATTCACGAAGTAGCCGGTGCCAGCGTTAGGCATACAAGCAGCGTTGCCGTTGATGATGTTCACAACGCCGAAGTCGGTGTCGTAAAGGTTCACCGAGAAGGTAATCTTCTTAGTGTCAGCAGCTTGCGTCACTTGATACGAACGTGCGGTGGTTGTCCCTTCAGCGCGGGTGTATTGCGAAATCACGCGCTTAAGTGTGCGACCTGCAATCAAAGTCAGATTGTTGACTTCGCCGTTCACTGCAAAGATCGATCCAACGATGTCGTTGAAATTTGTCTCAGTTGGGGCATTGCTGGAAACAATCGAAGCGGATGGAGTGCGATATGCGCTTGGCACGTCAGATGGTCCAGCAGAATCAATCCAGTCACCAAGACCACGAAGGGCGTATGGAGTATTGGCACCATTCTGAACGCTGCGGTCATTGCTTGAGCAGATCGTAGCTTCGATGTCGCGCTTGATTTCACGCATACACTTGGCTTCAGCTTGAGCAACATTGGCAGGGCCAACGCTGGTAACGGCTTGCTGAAGATTGGACACAAGGTAATCACGGCGGAAGGTTTGGACGTAGTTGCCAAGACGTGCGCGATCCGAAAACTTGTCGTCAAAGGATGTCACGTCAGAACCTTCGTTGATGCCGACAGTGCTTGGTGCGCTAAGCGAATCCACAGTCCATTCATGGAAGGTTGAACTAGCTTTGGCTTTTGGGCAAAGCGACAGCAACGGAGTTTCCTCGGGTGCCAAGATAGTAAGGATGTCAGACAGATCTTCACGATTGCTGATGGCGGAACCACTGCCGGTGCGAGCGGTAGGGGCATTAGGTTGATATGTAGTTGAGATAGGCATAATTTTATTCGGTTAAGAGAAACGAGATGTTCGCGCTGCAATTAAATCCTCAATTGAACCTGATGCTTCAAATCGCTTGTAGGCGTCTTGTTGCTTCGCTTTGGCAGGATTCTCGCTTTTCTGCATCGAGGAACTTACTGGCGAAGCGGACGGATTTGTCTTCAACTTCTCACCAGCTCCCGATGGCAGATTTACGGAACCTTTACCATAGAGCGATCTAGCCGCATGTGCTAGGATGTATTCAATCTGGAACCCTAATTCTGGGACGCTCTTCTTCAACTTACCTACGAGTGGATCTTCAATCAGATTTCTGAACTGCTTCCCAACCTCGGAATTCTCATCCAAGATTGCTGGAACTTCCTTCTTCGCCGCTTCGGAGTATTGCTTTTCCAATTGCCGATACTGCTCTTGCCTCGCTAAATGCTGGGCTTGGGCTGGAATCAACTTGTTAATTGCTTCTCTCGCGTTGCGGTTCGCCTGCCGGAGTTGCTTCTTCGTGAACTCTTTGTCACCGACAACGATGAAATCATCGGGTCCGTAATCTTCATGTTCTTCAAGTAGCTGGTCCGTTGTCTCCAAAGTTTCTTCAAGCTCGGTGTATTTTGCTTTGAGCTTTTCCGCAGTATCTAACGCACGGATGAACTCTGGCAACACATCTTGCTCGATCTCCTTTACCTGTGGCTGAGACGAGAGTTTTTCTTCTAGGGCTTTCTTTTGAGCGGTAAGCTCTCCGACACGTTGAAGTAATCGGCTTTTCCCTTTTTTGGCTAACTCTTGAATCTGCTCAGTTGTGAGACTTAACAGGTCAATTTCTGATTCGCCTTCTCCAGACTCCTCTTCCTCATCGGCATCCTCGGTTTCATCCGACTCAACTTCTGATTCTTCGGCTTGTTCACCGTCAAGATCGTCAATTGACTCCTCTTCGGCTTCTGGTTCTGGCGCGATTTCTTCTCGGTTTGTGAAAACAAGGTCTTCAAAACTCAAGTTATCTGACACTGGATTGGTATCCCCAGCGATGGACGGATTATTTTGCATATTTTAGAACACTGATTTTCGCTTCAGCGATAGCGGATTGCAGCGTTTTAAACAAATGTTTGAATTTCTGTCAAGCATGTCGAATGGATGCAAAGAAAAACCCCGCCGAGGATTTTACTCTCGACGGGGTATGACACTAACAAACACAAACGAAACCGACCAAGGTCACGCGCAAGAAATCAAGCAATGTTTCAAACCATTGTCAATGATGATTTTCACCGCCGGACAACAAAGCAATAATCTCATCGATGGCCGCGATAGATCCAGCAACCTTCATTACGTCATTGGAATCAGAACACATGCGAAGATCCGAAAAGAATCTGTCGCGTTCATCCCGTAGATACTGGACGATAGTGCGGAATTCATCTCGCTCTCGCAATGCGTCACACGCTTCTTGGATGGTCGGTTTTGGGATCACTTCTTTTTTCCTTTCATTGGTTTGCTCATCTTCACTTTGACTTCAACGTAGCCACCTTTTTTGTCTTTGGGCATAGAGCCGCACGATTTGGTTTTCTTCATAGGATTATTTCATTGATTTGCTTCCACGGCATTTCCACTTCCGGCGGGAAAGGTTATTCGGGCTATTGGGATCTGACTTCCAATCGCCTTTGATCTTGGCAGAACGAGCGCAGTAAGCGTCACCTTTGGATGTGCCTGGACGAATGCGATCACCACCGTCAGCAGCCTTGCCAGCTTGCCCATACTTGACCGTTCTTTTGCGACCAGTCTCAGGGTTGGTTACGACTTTCTTGAATCGCTTTTCCATTACTTTTTGCGTTTGATTTTGCGCTCTTGCTTCAGCATCTCTTTTGTCGGTTTCTTGCCAGAGCCTTTTGCGTCTCGGATGTTGTCCCACATTCCACGTTGGCTCACGGAACCATCAGCACGTTTAATCATCTGCTTTTTCATTGAGTCATTCCTTGTGTTTTCACGCCGCCCATTTGAGCCGGATTAGTTCCGATGCGCCCAATCTCAGCGTTTTGCGACTGCTGCAGTTGGAACTCATACTGTCCAGCGTAATTCTGAATCCGTTGTGCAAACGCTTCGTCTTGTTGAAGTTTTTGCGCGATGTCAGGTTGAGTCGCGTATGCTTGGACCAACTGCATTGCAATCTGTGCGCCATTAGGTTGAGCGGGAACTTCGATGCCAGCAAAGATCTTAGCGAGGTCATCTGTGACGTTCTTCATCACCTTCTGCTGTGCTTCTTCCTGCGGCTGAAGAATGTAGTCAGCAAGCACGGGATTGATCGTTTGCGCGGAGAATTCAAGCAGCTTGTTCACGTCCACGATTCCATTCCGGTCGTATTGCAGCAATGACATCATGTTGCGAAGTTGCGTTTCAGCCGTTTCTGGGTCCATGCTCTGCGAGTCAAACGACACCACGATGCTGTAATTCTCATCCGCGCTGCCCTTCGTCATTGTTTGCGGGTTTGGATTGCCGGTGACTTGGAAGAAGATTTCATCCGGTCCCATGCGTTGATACAGCTTGAATGATAGCGCAAGACAATCACGAACGTGATCCAAGAACTTCGTCACGATGAACTGTTGCCGAACCTGCGAAAGAGGGTTCTGCATATCCAATCCAACGGCACGGTCAGCTTGAGAAATCATTGACATCTCAATCTCGACGCTTCCCCTGTCCATCGGTGGCGTTGGTCCAAACGCAATCTCGCCCAATCGACGATACGGCACTCTGCGAGCAGGTCCCCAGTCTGACGGTGGTCTTCCAGCAGGGTGCATGATCGGCGGCATTGTAGCTAAGCTTGCACGGTCAATCCGGCTATCCCGCTCAGTCTTGATCTGCATTTGTGCGCCACGGAGAATGTCAGAAAACGTCTGGGTTTCATACATCCGCTTTTGGTCATTCGACAACCGAGTAACGACGAATGGATAATCATCGTAGCCATTTAGCAATTCATGCTTGCCAAATCCTTCAAGATTTGGATGAAAAACGGTGCAATAAATTCCTTCGCTGCCGTCATCTTCATCGATAAGTCGTTGATAACCATAGACAATCATGATCAGATTGTTGTCATCGGTGATGGGTAAACGATCAATAGTTTTCAACTTCTCGCCATCAAGATAATAACTGTCTTTGCCTCGCACCTTTTCGATTGCTTCTTCCACCCACTTGGCATCCCATCCATCATTGGTGACTTTCTTTTCAAGCTCCTGAGGTGTGAAGAATGTCCGCCAGAAGATGTATGGTGCGCGTTGAGGATCAGTGACATACGATGGAAACAAGACTTCGCCATCTGGGGCGCAAGCATGAACCACCGGGCAATCAACCGTTTGCCGCGAAACAGACACTTCAGCAACGCCAGTCTTTCGCAAATCTTTCACTGTCTTCTTCGCTCTTCTGTCGGAAAGCGATGGGAACACCTGTTGCAATGCGACAACAACGTCAGCATCTTGATTGCCTGCAAGAATCGTATCCACCATTTCCGGCGACAACTGGGCAATTTGCTCTAGCGTAATCGTTTGCAAGAACGTCCGTTGCTCACGCTTCCAGCCAACGTAGGAAACCATGATTCCTTTCTCCAGCAGATAGTTGCTGCCAAGCTCCATCTGCCTCTTGAAGTCTGGAATGTAAGATGAACGCATCCACTTCAAGAATGACGAAACCATGCCAGCACGGGGGATTGATGCAACGCTAGTTGGGAACGCCTTGATGTGAGAACTTTGCAACGCTCGATCCATGAGTGCAACGTAGTAATCGATGCGCTCGCCAATGACGTTCACCTCTTGATCAGATGCACCCACCCACGGGAAAGCATTCGCAGAGTTTTTCCGTAAGTCATCGCTCTTACCATCCCACATGTTTCGCCGCTCGTCATATGACCGGAGACACGCATCAAAGTAAGCATCAAGATCAAGCAGACAGGTGTCATAGGCATCCGTCAAAGCATTTACGTTTGGCTTGCTGCCAGCGTAAATCATTGACTCTTCTTGGTCTTCAGTTAAATCACTCATGGAAGGTATTTGTAATATGGGGTGAATCCATCGTCTTCGGCTTTCTCGATGCGGATTGTTTTTCCGACTAGTCTAGAACCTAGTGCTTTTGGGATGAGAATGTCAACACCCGCTCCATCAACTCTTCCTCGAACCCACGTTGGATTCTTGTGCTGATAAACCACAAGTGCTTCTAGCGACTCGCCACCAAGCTCAGGATAAGTCACCGGCTCTTTAGCTTCAACCGCTTTAACCCTATCGATGATATCCAGTGCTTCTTGATTCCAGAAGATCACAGTGCCTTCTTTCCACCAGTGAATTCCCTCGGTTAAAAACTCATCACGAACCTGTTTGGTTTTGCCGCGATTCCATCTTTTGTCTTTTGCGATTTCTGTTTGCTTGTAGATCATCTTAGTATCCTCCTTGGCTTGTGCTTACTGTTTTCATTTTCTTAGCGTCAACGTGATCAATGTCAGCAATTGCTGCATACCTAGCGCAGTCAATCGGATCTTTCCATGCTTCTTTCGATCCATCTTCGCCCGTGTATTCAGACAACGCCATGATGAAATTCTCGCATTCATCGCTGACGTAGAAGTGCGGACGATTCACCGAGTCCATTGGCTTTGACGAATCCCACGACATCTTGGAAATCAATGCTTGCAAGCCGTCATCGATATCTAGCCCTGGTGCTGGAATGAAAACCATGTCCATGTCTGCCAAGTCTTCAATGATGCTGCTGCTGCCATCTGACGCTTGGTATTTTGCCGCTCCAAGTCTCGGGTCGATCAATCGTTCAAAGATTTCCTCGTTGCCTTCCAGCTCCTTGATCGTATCGATGTAGTCACGAATACCAAAGCCTTGTCCCTTTGCGCCAACGCCAGGCATCCACTTGCCTTTTGACCACTTTGCCCAATCCCCCACCCCAACATCAGGCCATTCACGGTAAACCCAGTAAGTGCCGGAGCCATCGACAGCAATCCAAAGCATGAACCAATTCTTACTACCGGCAGGATCAACGATGTGATATCGCGTGATTCCGTCAGTTGGAATCGTATGTGGCGCCACGATGTTGACAGCCTTGTTGAATTTCGGGAATCGCGTGTTCGCTGACTTGGATGCAATACCGTAAGCTCGCACTAGAATCTCTTCTCTCGGCTTGTGCATCAACGTCTCTTTGATTCGCTCGTATCCACCCCACGGATTATCCTCGGTCCAGAAGTAATGGACGGTGGCATTGATGTTCTTGCATTCTAGGATTGTCGGGATTTCTTCGTAGCCAAGAAGCTCTGCTTGTCGCTTTTCGAGAACTTTTCCGTTGTCCACATACTGCTTGACCAGATCCGTCATGCCAAAGATCGGCGTGAACGTCAGAATCATCTTTGAATTTCGAGTGGCTAGACGAAACCGTAGCGTCTCGATCATCTCGGGACCACCAAGGAACTCGTCACACCATGCGCCAATGTTCAGGTATTCACCATCGAATGACCCAAGCTCAGCACCTTCCAGAATCGTCGGGTTGTTTGAGTATTGCGAATACGTTTTGAAGGATATCCGAGATCCATTTGGCAAGATCAAGCAACCATCGGTAAATCCATTCTTTCGTGTGTAGCTGATGTAGGTGTTCTGCCCCGTCTGCTTTGTGCGAAACTCTGCTGGAAGCCATTCCCACACCGCACTTTGTTGCTGCCGGATTGACACTTCCGCTGTTTGCGAGAAGCAGAAGATTTCAGAGTTCGGGTTATTAACTGCCGCTTTGACGATCAAGTATGCACCAACTTGCGTTTTGGATGCTCGGTTGCCACCAGAAATCAATGCTTCGCTGTGAGTCGCTAGTTGCTTTTCGACCTTGCGCCAGTTGTCGAAAACCCAGCCGTATCGGAACTTGTCGTTTACCGAGTTGCGAATCGCTTCCTCCCGTGTCGAGTGATACAAGATCAGCTCATCCGGCGTCATCGAGATGATTTCTTCATCACTCGGGACTGGCAAGATCGGGTTCTTAGTCCAGCTGAGCATCGAGAACCTCCTTCTCTATTGCTGTGCCCACGACCATCTTTGAGTTTCGAGCAGCTAGACGAAATCGTAGTGTTTCAATAATTTGTGGGTCACCGAGAAACTCGTCACACCATGCACCGATATTTAGATATTCGCCATTAAATGATCCAAGCTGGGCACCCTCTAAAATCGCTGGGGTTTTCGCGTATTGCAAATATGTTTTGAAAGATATCCTAGATCCATTTGGTAAGATCAGGTAGTTGTTGGCAAACCCATCCTTTCGAGTGTAGCTGATATAGCTATTCCGCCCATTTTGTTCCGTGCGAAACTCTGCTGGAAGCCATTCCCACACCGCACTTTGTTGCTGCTGAACTGATGTTTCCGTTGTTTGTGAAAAGCAAAAAATCTCAGAGTTTGGATTATTGATTGCGGCTTTGACAATTAAGTAAGCCCCTACTCGGGTTTTGGATGCTCGGGTACCGTCAAAAATAAACGCTTCATTGCGATCCTTTAGTTTTTTCTCGACTGGCAAAATCTCAATCAAATCAAGCATCGAGAACCTCCGCTTCTATCGCTGTGGTCTTTGCCTTGATTGCCATCCGTGAACGCGCTTCAGCAATCATCTTTGCCGCATCGTCAATAGTCGCACCTTTTCGATGCTCAACAACGGACGTAGCCATTCCAGCAAGTTGCTGCGCCTTGTCGTTCATGATGCCAATCGTCATTGCAATCCGATCTGGGGAAATCTGCGCTAGTTGATCTGGGTTGTTCGATAGTTGCTCGGCACGTTCAAAAAGAAGATCGGTGTATTCCGCAGCTGCAATGGCGTATCGTTGAGAGAACTCCTTGCGTTTCGTTTCAAGCGTGTCGTTGTGCCGCCATTCAAGCGATCTGATTGTCGCATGACCAAGGCTAGTGACTGCCGAGATGTCTTTGATCTTCGCTCCTTGTGCCAGCATCCACAATGCTTTTGCAGCAACGTGCGGGTGATGCACTTCAACGCATGAACGTGCTAAATGCTTTGCCCTCTCACGGATTTGCTCCATGAACTCAAACGCAGCTTCATCGCTGTCAACGTCTTCAATCGCTCTTGTCGGTTCGGTCATGCGCTGGTTCTATCCAGACTCTTGGGGATATTCAAGAACTATTTCTTGTCTTGATTCATAAGTGCTTTCACTTGGACTACCACCTGATTGTTCGCTAGTCGCTTTTTGACGTAGCTTCTTAAAACGGCATCAGGGTTTTCGGACTTCTGCATTTGCCTGTAAATGTAGTCGGCTCTTGTGCCATCCGTAGCCCCAAGTGACCTGACTGCCTTGTCACGTTCACTGATATTGAGCCTATTGTCTTTGACTACTTGGATATGCCTTTCGATTAACGACCGCGCAAGAGTTGGATTCTTTTTTGAAATCTCTCTGATTTGCTTCATCTTGCTTTGATCATTACCAGTCAACTCTGCATATTGATCTGTGATCGTGTCTCGTTTTATTTTAGGCAAATCAAAATCTTGACCGTCAATTATGTTTAATGCCGTGTCAGCACCAATGCCATTGTCGCGCATCAAACGGATAACCTGATCGTCATTCATACCAAGAACCTTGTAGTTCTGGACATGCTTGGACAACTCGGCGGCGTTTGCTTTGTAAACTTGATTGAGTTGTTCGTAAGCTGATTCAAGATCGGCACCTTGAATTTTGTTTTTTTGAAAAGAATAGTCCTTTGATATTGATACGAGGTTCCTCTTGATTTCGTTTATCTTGAATCTCGCCCTATCTTCAATCGTGGTGTTGTTAATGCGGACTCCCGATTGACGAGCCAAGGTTTGACTCATTGCTTGAGGGTTAGTCTTGCTTAAAGCTCTATCCAATTCCCTAGAGATACCTGGTGTGAACGCTTCATCCAGAAACCATTCAAATCTTTCAAGTGTGTTTTGAATTTTGTTAGGATCTTTTGAGATTGGATCTCCGGTTTTTGGGTTGTAGTTTTGAATGGCTGGGACCATTGCGTTCATCACAAAGTTGCCCTCTCCCCCGATGTCTTCAAACAAAGTTTCTGCTGCTTTGGATACAGCGGACCCAGTAGACTCTTCTTTCATACCAGCTATTACTGGCGCAATCATTTGAGCATGCGGAACAGCATAACTTGTGTTAGTCCAAAACACCTTCCCGTCTTTGCCTTTTTTGAATGCAAGTGGTTTGTTTTTATCCCACTCAGGAACAACGCTTTCTCGTAACGCTTGCTGTTGTCTTTCGTTAAATCCAGACTTCCGATCATTCCAAAGTGTAAGTCCAGCTGTCGTAGCAGCGTAAACGCTTGTGAGTGCCGCCAACCTTTTAGCTCCTTCTGTGGCAATTACCTTTGAGTTTGCCGGACCAAGGTCAATGCCCAGTTCTTTTTCAAAAGATCCATCAAGCATCTTCTTAATCAACCTGCCTTGGTTTACCTGATTCCTGATTAGCTCCATCGAGAAAGCCGCAAACTGCCCAAGCACTCCATACTTTGACATGGTTTTCAAACCTTGATTCAAGTAGTCGTAATTCTGATATGTGGCGTTTGTCATTTTTGCCGCATACTCCTTAACTTTTTTTGCCGTTTCTGGTTTCAGATTTGCTTCTGGAAACGCATCACTCAAAAACGATCTGTTGTTTTCAAGGACACTTACTCTGCCAGTAACGTCAGCAATGCTGTAAATCTTCCCAAGGAAATTCAATGGCTTGTCGATTATTCTACCTATGTTCCCTTGCGTGCCGGCCCTCATGTCGCTTACGCTGATACCTTCTCCAAGGACACCAAGTTCCTTGTATTCCTTCATCTTACTTATGTCTTCAGACTTTAGCCTTTGAGCAATAGATTTAAATTGACCAGCCCCTAGCTTAGCCCCAGTTGCAGATCCCTTAAATGGATTCATTGCTTGTCCAAAGATGTTGACTAAATTTCCATAAGGCTGAACTAGGTATGACGGCGGGTTGGCAAGAACCTTGACTCCTTTAGACAATGCGACAGCTGACTGAAAAGCATCAGCTATTAAATTTTGAGCATAGTCTGTTGTTACGTCATCACCCTTCATTCCATAGAGTGAATTGATTGCGCGTTGGACTGGTTTTGAAACAAACAATTCGCCTTCTTGAATGCTTGCTGGACCTCGACGCAAAACAAGAGGAGTGAAGTTCACATCGTCAACTCCTTCGCCAGCAACTTTGGCAATACCCATGTCGCGCAAGATTGTCTTGATGTTGAAGTCTGCTGTATCGTAGGCAACAAGCCTAGACAGCTTTGACATTGTTCCTTCAATTTTATTCCCTACTCCCTCAATCTCTCCAAGGTATGTCCTAAGCTCTGGTGATAAGTCCTTGCGCTCTTTGAGAATGCCAGCGTTTTGACTGTAAACAAATCTTTCAACATCTTCCGGTTTCGCTAGTTTTTTTGCGTTCAGATCAGCAATGTATTTTTCAGCTTCCGCTTGATTCATGCCATCTTTAACTAGCAATTTCTTAAGATCCGCTGTTGCTTTCGCTGTTGGCTCGTAACTGCTATCAATAAAGAACTTGTATTCTTGGGTAAGGTAATCACCCTTATTCATGCTGTCCTCAACTTTTTTAAGCATGATGTCGGTCAATCTTCTTTGATCACGGTTGTGATTATCGAGCAATTCTTGTTGATACGATCTTACGCTGTCCTTGAATAAATTCAAATCACCAGCAATCGCATCCAATTCTTTTGCTGGCTTTGGAGTGGTGCCACCTAAAAACTCATAGATAAGATCTTCGGTTGATTCAGGATTATCAGACTCACTTATGAAGTTTGTGATTTTTCTATTTAAAACTGATCCAGTTTCACGACCAGCCATTGCAATGTTCTTTGCTGATATCGTTTCTTCTGTGGCTTTCGGTCCAATCAATGTGCTTGGTGCAACTCTTGCTTGTGCCGTTTTAACCAGTTCCGTGATGTATTTCTTTGCATCATCAGGTTTAATAAAATCGTCTGGGTCAACATCCTTGCTTACAAGATCAATGTAATTAACGGCTTCCGCATTCCCGCTTCTAACCAAGTTGTCAATCTCACTCGCATCCTTACTAGCGAATTTTCTTAACAACTCGCTTCCATATTGAGAAGTTTTCCCAAGTCCTGCACCAAGCACGGATGACACCAAGCCAACCTTAACCATGTCTTCGGTTGAAGGAAGTTCGCCAGTTTCAACGAATCGCTCACCAGCAACTTGCGCCAAACCGCTTGCTCCGCTTATCGCTGCTGTAGTAGTTATCGGCTTTTTAGCGATTGCACTGACAACCTTCTGAACTACCTTTGGTCCTTTGCCAGCTAGTTTGCCAACGCCACCAGGGATTACGTTTGCCAACGCATTGACTCCAGCTTTCCCGTAGCTAATATCCTCACCTAGTATTTTCTGCTCTGCGATAGATCCAGCAAACCCACCACTCAATGCTGAGGTGACGTAGCCAATACCGGCACCGACTGGAATGGTTATTGGTGATGCTGCTCCAGCTGTTGGTGCTGATAAAGCTCCTCCGATTGCAGCCCCAGTAGCTGTCCCTGTTACCTTGGCTGCTTCTGAAATAGCAATGTTTGCAGCAATCGCACCAGCGTAACGCTTCATCGATGGACTAGCATCTTCAGCTTTGGCTGGTTCTTTCTGCTTTGCTTGATCTTCAAGAATTTCCTCAATAGAGAAACCAGCTTCAACAGCATTGGCAACCTCTTGATTTGACTCCTTCACTTCAGCTGCAATTTCAGCATCGGTGAACCCAGCCTTTTTGGCATCTAGCATTTCTTGCGGAGTCATTTTTTAGAGGCAATTCTTTTTTGGTAATCGGTATAACTCTCCCCTTTTTCTCGTTTGGGGATTGCTGTTGTTTCTTTTGATTCGGCTTCAGGGACTTCTGATGGCATGTCTGCACCAGCATCAAAGTAGGCTTTCACGTCATCTGGGGCAAGTGGACCAGGAAGCATGTTCGCCATGCCTATTGAATTAAGCATGTCCGTTGCGCCTCTGACATCACCAGTTTCATAGATTGCTCTAGCTGCTTTGATAGCGTTCAGCTTTTTATTGTCGTTTACAACCTCTGGTGTGCTGTAAACTTCCGGCCTTCCTTGAACTGCGGCTTCAACAATTTGCGGTGGAAGAATAGGCACTCCTCCGGCTGCTTGTCTTGCTGGTTCAAACGCCATTTCGTTAAGCTTGCTGGCATTGATCGCGCCTCTTGAGATCGGACTGCCTCCTTGATAATACGTCCCAGTTTTATCACCACGCAGAACTTGTCTGCCATCTTGAAGTGTTGTCAGCGTTTTGGTTTCTTCTCTGCTGATTTTGAGCAGATCGTTAATCGTTGATTCCAAGCCAGCAATTTGTTTGCCCAACCTTGGCGAGTTAGATTGAGCCAATTGCGCAATTTGCTTAAGCTGTGCGTCAGGAAGATCGATGTTGTTTTCATCAGCGGTGCCAATCAGCATGTTTAGGTTTGCAATCAACTCCTCCTGTGGCACCACCTCTTCCTGTGGTTTCGCCTTCCCCCGTTGCTCTACCGGAACAGACATGTTTTTGCTGTTCATCGCCATCAGCTGACTTGAGTAAGCCTTGAGACTGTCAATGTCTTTGTTTGCTATCGACTGCTGAAGATTTGCGCGAAACATGTCTGCCTGCTCGTCCATGCCGTTCGCCTTTAACGTATCGATAGCCGCATCAAGAGATGCAACTTGAGATCGTAAATTTGAATTAGAGCTTAGAAGTGAAACTAATCGTTCTTGTGCCATTGAAAT